AACTTTATTAAGAACGCTACCAACCTAAACTTGGATTACGCCATTTCCTCTTATGTAAATGGCTTCCTTGATGAGGAGCGAGAAGCAGTCAAACTTGTATTAGATACATACAAGCCGAACATTGGTGTAGAACTTGGCATTACTGTTGAGGTAGCACCAACTCAGGTAGATGAGGTGGCAATAAATGGCTAAAAGAACATTACGAGAACTCACCGCTCAACTATCTTGGCAAGAAGTAGATACGGAGTGGAACGCATGGTTGCGTGAGAATAACCCAACTTATCGTGAGAAAAATTATCAAGAACTTGATGAACTTGCTAAGTCCTCAGGTGTTGACATAGCAACCTTGCGTGAACAGAACCATGAGGAGTATCAAGCCCTTCGTGAGGAGTTCCAAGAAACCCTCAAAGAAATTGCTGAGGACAAGCAACAGAAACTAACTGTCAAGAATAACTTGTTAGATAGTTACTGCGCCGTGTATCAGAAAGCCGACCGTATCTTGACAGGTGGCTTGGACATTGAGGTTCGCATTGGAACACCAGCAGACGGAGTGGAAGCCCCTGCTTGGAATGACGGTAAAGTTATTTCTTTTAACGAAAGTATTATTAACGGCGTTGATGAAAATACTTTAATAGGATTACATGGGCTTAACTTCCATGAAGTCGCTCATCTCCTCTATTCACCCCGCATTGGTTCAGACTTAGGTGCGTGGGTCAAAGAAAACAATTATCAAACCAGTTTTAACATACTAGAGGACAACCGTGCCGAAACCTTCTTGGTAACTAAATACCCTGCTACTAGAAACTTCTTGTTAGCAACTCTTGGGGAATACATTATTAGGAATAGTGGTGAACGACTTGGCGATAGTTTTATCTTGTTAGCGGGTCGTAAGTATTTCTCATACGATTGTCGAACCAGTATTGGCAAGCTTTATGCTGAGAAGCACGGACTAGAGCAAGCAAAGAAAGTCTATTACTTAATAAATAAATACCGCACTCTAGTATTTCCTCGTGACTACGCTATTGCCAAAGAAATAATTACAGAGTTCAGTCCATTAGTTCCTGAGGGAACAGATACACCAAACGGTTGTGGCTCTCGCAGTCCACTAAAGAACGGTCGCCCTCAAACAGGCAAGGAGCAGGAAGCACTAAACATAAGCGACCCTGAAACCGACCCCAACCTAAACCCTGAGGACAAGAACCACTCACACGGACACGGTGGCAACGATGAAACAGACTTGCCTAAAGCAGAGCAAGCGGAACGCCAGCAAGACGCATTGGATAGATTGACTGATGAGGTCAACCGTGCCAAGAATAATAGTGATGTAATAAATAAAATTAAGGAAACACAAAAGTCAATTAGTAAATCAAATGCTAATAAGACAATTCTTACAAAGCAGAACGCTCCCCTCAAAAGTCCTACGGGCGGAGATGTAGCAACGGTCAGAGCGTTCGCAACAGAACTAGAACGCTTACGCATTGAGGCAGACCCAGCATGGGGATTGGAGAAGCCAAGTGGTCGCCTTAACAAGAAGCGAGCCATGAACGCAAACATAAATGACATAAACAAACTGTTCGACCGTTGGGAGCAGGGCAACGACAACCACGAGATTGAGGCAGTCTTGTTAGTAGATAAGTCAGGCTCTATGTATCGTGACATTGACGCAGTATCCCGAGCAGGTTGGGTGATTAAGCGAGCCATTGAGAAAATACAAGGTCGTGTAACTATCTTGTCATACAACCACAATTCCAAAGTTCTCTATGACGGTGATGAGAAAGCCAAGTCTGATTACAAGTCACTCGACTGTAGTGGTGGAACTAATCCTCACTTCGCATTGGTAGAAACCGAAAGAATTATGAAGGCAAGTATCAAGCCTACCAAGCTTGTTATTATGCTTACTGACGGTGGCTTCTATGAAGGTGATGAAATAATCCAACGCCTTAACGACATGGGAACAACTACTGTAATGGTATTTCTTGGTGAGCCATACATGCCGATAGAGCAACTCTCTCATGGAGCGCAGGTATTCAGGGCGATTGCTGACCCTAGAGGGCTTGTCAAAGTCGCCAAAGACATTGTGCGGAAACGCTTGCGTTCCTCTCGCTGATAGGCAATAATCGCCCCTAACACAAAAGTTAGGGGGGGTTATGCCCGATACTGTTTATTGTGACGGTTGCTATCAAACCGTCATTACCACTAATAAAGGAAACTGTCCAACCTGTTTAACAGACTTCTTTCTTTATGATTCTGTTGATGAAATAAAAAGCAACCACGAATTGTGGGAATACGAACTACACTCAGACCGAGATAACTAAGGAGCAACCATGCCAAAATACAAAGTAACACTAGAAGCACTAATAACGGCACAAGATAAAGACCAAGCGACCAACGCTCTGCTAAATGGTGATGAAGAACTTGTTGACGCCGTGTGGGTAATCAGCACAGAGGAAATTACTACTTTAACATTAGAAAGCGAATAACCCTGCCTACCCAAACTTTGATGGCGGCCAAAGCCCTGGAGCTATCGAAAAGCAGGGGAGTAGTAACTGTAATAAACAAATACATAAATAGAGAGAGGAAATAGCAAAATGACAACTGAACATTTCTTTGTAGTTCGTTACACGGAAGGTGAGGGGTGGTCTTGGGATACGGACACAGAGAGCGCAAACTTCCCTGACGGCACAATTTACTATCCCGAACTAAACAAATGGGAAAAATCAGGTAGCATTTTTAACTCTGACGAACTAACATACGAGAGAGATGAAACCGCTAGTCAGCAACTAGGGCAGGCAATACGGATAATGAACGGAACAAACTAATGGACAAAAAATACAGGTTCGAAGTGGAGTTCAGCCACGGCGGGACACCAACGTCAGAACAATTCAGGACTATGCTCGAACATCTGATAGCATGGTATACAGTCGGCTCGTCTGACGTGAGAGTAACGACTATTCCTTTCACTAAACAAACGGTGAGAGAGTTAGACGGAGTAAGCTAAACTAAACAAGACCTCTTGTAAAGGAGAGATAAATGGTAGACAAATCACATTACTACTTTACGGTTTCAAAGAACATGGAAAAGAGCGGTGCATGGCTTTCCGAGTTCGTAGCAAAAGACCGTGAAGGTAAAATTACAAAACAAGGTTGTAGCGCATGGACAACAAGTGCTAAAGCAAAGAAGTGGTGCGCTGAACAAATTGGGAGAGGAAGGTTGACTTGGGAGATTACGGCGTCAAACCCTGAAAACCAAAAGCCAGTAAGCATGAGAAACCATACTGAGGTGCGTGCATAATGCCAACAGAGATAATCCCAAATCCTGATTGGGGCAGACCCTCACCTAGTATTGAAGATGACGATGTCTATGAGTTCGAAGAAGAAGATGATGACTTTGATGAGGACGAATAGTGAGAGAGTTATTTAATATTTTAATGATGTATCAAGAATCTTTGATAGCCCTTCTCTTATCATTAACAGCTTTATTATTTAATTAAACTAACAAATAAGCCCCGCAGTTTAAGGACTACCGAGAGTAGCCAACTGCGGGGCTTTTTGTTTTTTAAAAAGAGGTGGGGCCCTAGCTACCCACTAACTAGGGCCCCTTTGGAGAGAGAGGTAATTGCGGTATTACCCTATCACACTATTTGTCAATTACTGAATTAGCGACTCTATCTCGCATAAGCTTAAGTGAAGCAATTTTATCTGGTCTAAACCCAGACCAATGGACATTTCCACTTACCACTACTGGAGTGTATGAATACCCAAGAGACTTAACAAGTTCGTAGGCGTTCTCATCAGTACTCACGTCAACGGTAGAGTACGGAATACTATCCCTGTCAAGATACTTTTTAGTAGCGTCACAAGCAGGGCAATCTGGTTTTGTGTAAACAGTTACAGTCATCATTTATTCTCCTTCTTAATAAAGCTTATCTCACAAGCGTCTGTTGTGCAATAAGCCTCTCCAATTGCATCGGCGGCCAGGCCAGCATAGACGCCAGCAAAATCAATTGGCATTAACTTAAATACATACTCCTCATAATCCTGTTTTGTTATTTGAGTATAAGGCATTTGTGGGTAAATAGTATTTCCCATAGGAAGGAAGGAGACTGTCTTCAGCTGGCCATCAAACATGTGCAGCACAGTTCCTACATGCTCTCCTTCAGTCTCTTGATTGAACGAAACTGTAACTGAAACTGAGTTATCGCTCCAATGGCGTTGAGCCATAGAAGCCAACGACATCTTCTCAAAGATAGTTACATCTTTCTCAGACCTTTTAGCCATAGACTCTACTGGGAAGAACACAACAGAAGTAGTGTTGGGAGATTCACTTGCTGGCTCAACAGTATAGTTAGCCATAGTGAATAGGGGAAGCATTGGGTCTTCATTACTAAACCTGATTGCTCTTAAGAAGTATTGACCGCCTGGAGTCCAATGAACTCCTGGAGATTCTCCAGCCAAGATTGACACAGTTCCCGAAGGCTTTACTGTTGTCATCTTAATTGATTCACGGATACCGAGCCACTCTGAGTAAAGCTTGTCATACCCTTGAATAACTGAATAGCCTGTGTCCATCCATTCACGAAGGACAGGTACACCTTTTCTGTCAGCAAAGTTAGCGATACCAGAGATAGAAGTTCCTATACGACGGTTACGTTGCATGATTGCGTTGGTTTCTTCCCAATGAGTTGGGAGAAGCGTAACAGTCTTGGCGTATAGATAGGCAAACTTAAGAGTTCTCTTAAAATCTTCAAGACTGTCATGTCTATTTAAATACGTTTCTACAAGTGTGCAACACTCAAATGATTCTAAAGACTGTTCAGCACAAGGATTGTAACCAGCGGCTCGCCAGTCTTTATTGTTAGGTGGGTCAATAAGGCGACCATACTTGCGAGTTACGTCCATCCAAATAACTCCAGGTTCTCCGTTTAACCTAATGCCATCAACAATTTTAGACAAGTCATCGCCAACGCCTACCTCTACAGAGTTGTTGGACATCCAAGCCCACCCTGGATTCTTAGGGTCATAGGAGTTACGCTCTGGAAATACCTCAGCGTTCTTAAGATTCAAGAAGTCCTCGTCATCAACCTTACCAAGCAAGAGCTCAGCTGAGCGGCGTACGTTGCCCGACACAACGCAAACTCCTATTAAATTTCCTATATCAGCAATATCAATTCGGGTTAAAGTATTTCCTTCTCTGCTATTAAACAGTTTATTAATAGACTCGTGAAGTCTCTTCAGCGGCCCCGGCCCAGCAGCTGTACCTCCAAATGTTTTAATGGGTTCCCCAGCTAGTCTAATTTGCGAATAATCGAATTTAGGCATTGGTTGTTCAGGTTTTAAATATGAGTTTAGTAATTGGCTTAGTGAATCAACCCAACCTTCTCTGGTATCCGCAATCACTGTCTCGGCATCTGAAGCCAACGGCTTGTAAATAGTAAACTCTTTGTCTGCGCCTTTGCTGTCAAATCCCACTCCAACACCTAGCATGCTGGCTTCCATTAAAAACGCAAATGGTTTTGCTGGGTTTAGTTTAGTCATCTCACTTGTGGACACAAATGCACAGTTCTGCAAAGCTGCACTGTTCTTTTGTTCGTTAACTACTGGTGTGCCCATCATCCACAGACCTCGGCCTGGGGGTGTCCACTTAAAATTAAACAATCGGTCAAAGGCTTCTTTAGCAGAGGCTTGTGCCTTTGAATCGTTCCAAGGAAGTCGGCTAGACTTGCAGTGGTCCTTCTGTAAGGAATACATGCCGTTGACTATGCGCTCGCATACATCAACCCAAGTCTCTTTGGTTCCATCTTCTTTTAATCTAGAATAAGTTCGAAGGAAAGTTACCTCTCCTACCGAGTTACCTGCCGCATCTTTATAACCCCAAGGGACTGGCTTTGCTCGGTATCCGTCTACGAACTCGTTTGCTAATTTAAAAGAAAATGCCATTTCAATTCCTATTCTCGTATGTGTGTTGTGAATACAAAACCCCTGTGTGTGAGTTAGGGGGAGTGTCTTAGTCTACCTTTTTGGGAAAACTAAAACTGGTTCAGTTGGTTGTGCTTCTTCGTTCTTCTTCGTTTATAGCCATATCTAGAGCTAACCAATAGCCAGCTCCATCAATACGATTATCTTGTTTAGACTTATAAGACTCTCTAGCAAGTTTAACGCCGTCCATACAAAGTGCGACTTGTCTGTAGGTCACTTCGTATCCTAGTATCGCTGACCATATCTTTGCAATACGAGTGAAGTTATCTAGGGGGTGGTCGTACGCATTATTTCTATCTCCAGTAACTAATCTAGTTGCCTCATCTAGTATGTTTTTAGGACTACCCTGTTCCATATTGTTTTGGTCGTTCATAGTTACTACGAGTTCTCCTTGTCTGTGTCCGTAATCTGCTTAATAATCTCGTTAGTTTTGCTTTCGTTTAATCCTTCATTTGGTAATTCTCGAAGAGTTTGAGCCCTGTCTCCGAAGATGGCAGATAGTACTCCACCAGCTCCTTGACGCTCTACAGTCATACGAATAAACTCTCGTGAGTCGTCCAAATCTTTAATAGTTTTTAACATTTTAAAGAATCTGTCCATCTCTTGTCCGACGTTTGGGTCGGGGTATCCGCCGTTCAAATCTTCGCTAAACTTAGCGAAAGCCACTCTTTGGCCCTGCATTTCAAGTAAAGCGTTAATCAAAGACTTCAACTGCTCTTTAGTTTTAACCTCTACTGGTAAGTTAAAAGCACAGGTGTTTTGTGGTTTAAAAGCA